ACGCGGTAAATCCAGCAAATTCATCTAACAATTCCATCTACGTCGAGCTGCCTTGCCACGCTCGCCAGTCCATCCCCTCGATCGAGCGCAAAACGATTTCTTACGCGCCTTGGCCTTCTTGCTCTTAGGATTCGGCGCAGGAGCTTTAAGATTGCTCCCGGTAGCGCGGTTATACTTCGCACGGCCCTTTGCCGTCAGGCCGGCGCCCTTCGATGCTGGCAGCTTCTCACCGCGTCCAACAGATAACTTAACGCTCTTCTTGCGTTTACCGCTTGCCACGCTTTTTAGCCTTGGGCTTCTTTTTGGCAGTCTTGGCCGCAGCCTTAAACTGAGCCGCAGTAGGTGCGCCCTTAGTGCCAGGCTTGCGCATGCGCTCTTTAGAACCCGCCTTAATGCGAGCCTTCTTCAAACGAATATTCTCGTATAAACCGTGCTTCTTTCCGTGTGGCATTATTTCTTCTTTTTCTTAGTCATGGTCATTTTTTTACCAGATTTCTTTGCAGCCTTCATAGCTTTCGCCATGCCCTTTTTCGAATAAGAATACTTTTTGCCGCCAACCATAGGCATGAGGCACCTCCTTCGTTAACTCACGCAAATTTTAACACGCAGCAGGCAAATCACGTAATTTGAGGGACGCTAAGCAATGCCAGCAAGATTGCGGCGCAAAGGACCATCCCAACCCATCATCGAGCCTCGAAGCATCGTGACCTGGTCAGACGCAAAGCTTAAACACAAAGCATCCGCTAAATCTGGAGAGCGAAGTCCACGCTTGCGCATTGAATCCTTTGTCTCAGCCTGCATCTTGCCCGACGCAGTAAATTGATAGGTAATAGCCGTTAAATCAGCGAGCAAATCATCGTTGCGCGGCACCTTGCAAGACCGGCTCTCAAACCAAGCCTTCGCCTTAAACCACAGCTCACTGCGCAAGTTATTATACACGCCCTTACTCGACGGGCTCTCCGAAACATTAACACCACGAACCCGCTCACCAATCAACTGACGCATGCGATCCACAATCGGACCACCTAAGCCAACCTCGTCAATTAAAATCTCAGCTGGCTGCTCACTCTCCGGCAACGCCTCAAACTCAGCCATCACACGACCAATCGTCTGCATCGTGTCCAACCCACGCCAGTACATCACCTCAGTCACAACATTGCCCGTGCGCTTGACCAAGGCAGAACGCGCATCACCAAAACGCGCCGGGTCCAAAGCCCAAATCGTCGTGCCATGCTCGTCCACCGCAATATCACGGCTCATAGCAGCATCAACAAGTTCATACGGTATGATCGTATCCACGTCGGCCTTGGCGAACTCACCAAGCACGCGAATAGAATAAGCAGCGCTCTCAGGCCCATACCTGTGCTGCATTTCCTCAACAAACTCATCTGAAACTAACGGACTGTCCAAACACGACCACTTGCGAGTCCACCACTTGTCAGACTGCCGCGTCTGGCTCTCGTAAAACGTGCCGGATACGCGGGTGGGGTTCGAAATCAAAATAGTCTTGCAATTCGTCGAACTCATAGATCCCGCTGCAGCCTCAAAAACGGCCTCAGAAATGCCGGAAGACTCGTCGCATATGATGTACACGTAACCAGCCTCATTGTGAACCCCAGCAAGCGCTTCGGGCGTCTCCGCACGCGCTGTGCGCGCAGATATAAAAGCATCAGTCGGCGCAGGGATAAATTCCACACGATCAGACTTCACATTTAACAAAGAACGAAGCTGGGGGGGCAACTCGTTAATCCACTTCTTGACCTCGTTAAAAAGCCCATCAAAAAGCTGCGCACTCGTCGGCGCAGTCACAATAACCTTGCAAGGAAACTGAAACAGCACAATCCAAATCATCGCCCAAGCGCAGCTACACGTCTTACCCGTGCCATGACCAGAACGTATGCTCAAACGCCGAGTAGGACGCACCAGCTCGTTTAAAAACTCAGCCTGGTAATCAAACGGTTCACAACCCAACACCTCCTGCACAAAAAGCGCAGGGCGCTCACGGTACTGCGCAATAAACTCGTCAAACGGATTTTCACTCGTCATGCTCAATAACCTCCGGGGTAGGGGTCACGTCCTTAGCCTTCTTGAGAGCGTCTAAATACAAATCACCAACGTTCAACGTAATGTTGGTGTCAGACCGCTTGTTGTACCGATTAGACCACGCCTCAGCAATAAAACGATGCTGAGACGCACGCTCACGCGCTATCGACACGTCAATCTGACTAATCTCAGCTAACTTATCACCAGCTTCAGCATTCTCACGCTCCTGCACACGCTCAGCGCGTAACTCGCGCATAATATTAGAACCAGCCTCAGCATGGTACTCAGCAGCAATCTCGCGTACATCATCAATGGCGCGCTTGTACTCAGGAGACTGAGTAAGCACGCGCCAAAAGGTGCCAACATTATAGCCCAGCTCCTTTGCCTTGTCAGAGACAGAGCCGCCACCCATGATATGATCCGCGATAGCCTGCGGACCACCAAGTTTCTCCAGATCAGCGAGGATTTTACGTTTTTGGGGTCGGCCTGCCATTTTTCTAGCTCCTGGTGTGTGTTGACCTGCTCGTGCACGGGGGTGTATAGGCCCGGGCCGGGGGGGGTCTGGCGCGATTCCGGGTCAAAAACGCACTCCCCCAGCACAACATATGGTAGCGATTCAGCATATCGTACATGAGCCTATTAAGCATACTACATATGGACGCGATAATTAACATAATAACGATTATCCGACTCTTACTCCACCAGATCGCGCGTGCGCGCGCGACGCTTTCTTAGTGTGTGAAACATAGGTTTACGTAAAAATAGGCGACACTGACAGAAAGGTATAAAAGAACAGTGTCGCCTAGGTGGCGCGCAAACGCCGGGAGGAATGAGGCGCTGCGCACTGAGAGAGACGAGCCGGAACAATAGCTCATGTCTGACATGTTACTTGTTCTCATCGTTGTCACCTAATCTCAGGGCAATGACCAGGTAGTTCGCAGCGTCCATTAAGCTATCCTGATGCACTCCTGCATTGTCCAACCTTGCAAGCTTTAGCTCCACCATCATGCGAGCCACATCGTAAGCCGTTATGTCAGAAGAGAGTTTCTGGCTTAGCACGGCGTTCCACCTTTGTGCTATTCTTTCGTGGCTTTCTCTCGCGTCTCCATAACTTGTCTCGCGCTCCTTCAGTATCTTCTCCAACCTTGTCAATGTCTCGCGGTAGCTCATCTCTTCTCCTTGCTCGATATCGCGCGTATCCCTTACCGTCGTGGACGACGACGACGTACTGCCGGTCGATCAGGTGCAGCAATCTCTGCATCATGTCCTTGAACGGCTCGTCCATTGCGCCTGCGAGCTCTGCAGCTTCCCAAGCATATCGCTCTCGCATTAACGCAAGCAGCTCCAACTCGAACTCGCTGAGCGGTTCGAGCCATTGCTTTTTCTTTTTGTCCTTCGGCGCTCTACGTTGACGGCCTGACCGTGCAGCGTCTCGCTGCATGCTCAGCATCCGCTCGCGCATTTCATCCTCTGTCATGTTCGAGCTCCCACTTCCTCTGCAGGATCATCTCACGTTGAACAGCGCTCCACCTTGTCAGATGCGGTGCGTTCAAATGTCTGCGTCGGTTCGCAAGTCCATCTAGTTCCTGCAATGAGTTATACGCCCTCAAAGCGGCATAAAACTCTTTTTCTCCAAGCTGAGAATAATCGGCTAAAAATCGGCTCCGTCCGGCATGGCATATGCGGCATATCCCCCTAAAGGGGGATATGTCCGTAAATATGCCACTGCCACGGGATACGGCCCCCGGCATATTATGCCGGCATATGCCACAATCTGCCGGTCTGCCAGCGTCATTCTGCACGTCTTAATACCTCATCATTTTGCTGCAACATTTCCTGTTCGATTAGCTTCTTTATGTTGTGGTTAAATCGCTTCCTATCGTTGTACTTTTCGCCTGTTCCATGCCTGCTGATGTACGCATCTTTGAGCTCTGCTCTATTCACTTCGCCATGCTCTTGCATGCTCTCAAATAGCTCCATGACCGCGCGTTGTGACTTGTTCATGCTGCCCTCTGGGTCGCCATTTGGCACGTCCTCTGTCTTTTGCAGAACAATGCTACTGACCTCTTCAAGCTCTGGCGTCATCAGCTCCACGGGCAGCTTGAGGAAGGCCATTTGCGGCGGGAACGCATCTTCCTTCATTTTAGTCCACGTCACGATAACTTTTGCCAGCTCGTCTTCGCCCGATTGCTCGACGCGGAACTCATGGTCTAGTGCTGCGGTGATATTTGACGCGCCTCTGCCGCGCTCTTTGTTAGCGTGTCCAGTGTGGTGCACTAAAAGCACGACCATGTCCTTATACCGCTCACGCAGCCCGTCCAGCTCGCCTATGAGCAGGTTCATGTCGGTGCCACTACTTTCCTCTGATGCACCCAGAGAGCGCGCCAGCGTGTCAACTACAAGCATACCTGGCACACCTTTGGCTTCGATCATGTCGTCTATTTGCTCGACCATGTGCTTAACTTGCTCTGGTTCACTAAGCACGACCGCGCGATTGCTTTTGTAAAACTCTGCTTCACCGGCTTCGACGTTGTTGTGCTTTTTCCATGCAGCGATACGCCGGGCTAGTCCGTTGCCACCTTCGCCTGCTAGGTAGAAAACCGGCTTTTTCTTTGTTGCATATCCGTTCCATGCGCGCCCGGTGGCCACGCAGAGCGCTAAATCGAGCACCAGAAACGTCTTACCGCTGCCTGATGAGCCAAAGCACATGGCGAGCGTGTCTTGTTCCAGCAGTCCTTCTATGAGCCACTCTGGCTTGCGGATCTTTAGCTGGTCTATGTGCGTAAAGAGGGCAGGGCGTTCTGGCTCTGTGTATGCGTCCTGCAGCCTCTGTAAGCCCTCCCTGACTGCATCTAGCCCATTTGCTAGGTGTAAGTCGTTCCAATCCCAATTATCAACCGGTGGCAGGCTGTAAGGCTGTTTTGCGGCGTGTGCGGCTGCAATGCCTGGTTCGTCGTTATCGCCTGCCACGCGCAAATCTATGTCAGGCCATGTACAATTTATTTTATTACAAACTTTTGGTAGGGTGCCTGCGTCGAGCGCAAATACGACCGTTTCTTGTGTAGCTAGGTGCACACTAACGCCGGTAGCATATCCTTCTGTGACCCAAACTGGCCCGGGTTTGAGCTGGCCTATGACGCCGAATGCGTCGTCTTTCTTTAGGCCACTGTTAAACTTCTTGCTGCCACAGGGTTGAATTCTTTGCTCGCCTACGACCTTGCCTTCGTAATTGTAGAGAGGCACGACGACTGTATTGCCATCCATTTGCGCATTGATAAGCTCGATACCTTTTGCTTGTATGTAGTCTTTGGCGGTCGTATCGAGCTTTACAACGTTACCAAAATCGCTCACGCTGGGCTTTGGTCTGTACTCATACTGTTTCGTCAGTACGGGCCAAACACCGTCGTGTGCCATTTCTGCAGTGATTGATTTAAAATCGTTGCATTGTCTGCAGAAGACTTTGACCAGCCCTTGATGCTCTGAGATCCAAAAGCGGGTGCTTGGCCAGTCGTTGTGTCCACAATTTGGGCACGCCCCATGCCATTCGCCTTTTGGGCCTTCGCGGAGCGAGTATTTGGTTATGATCTGATCAGACCACTCGCTCCAGTATGGTTGTGGAAAGTCTTTCATGCGTGATCCAGTATTTTGCTAAATCTTCTGGAAAGCTCGGTTTGGCAGACTAAGCCTTCTGGAGCAGATTCAATATCAACGTAAGGAATACCGTCTGTGGTCCACTCATTAATAGAGTTAATATGTTTGCCGGGCAGTAAGATGTTTACGCCATACCCGTTCCATTTAAACTTCCGCAGCCCTTTTGTGTGGCTTCTGATAATTTTCTTTTCGCCGCCTGCCATTGTACGCTCATAAGCTCTGACAATGTGAAATATGCGTTTTGTCTGTCCGTTTTCATTTACCACCTTGTCGCGGTCATTGAAAAAGTATGGTGTTCTGAGCATGTCAATTGCAAAGGTAATACGGCGATTGCCTTTACTTACACGCACTTGGACGCCTTGATCAGAGGCGACGCACATATTCACGGCACTCCAGAGTACGAAGCTAACATACTCGCTCATGCTTATTTTCGCTTCTATGCAGTGTTGCTCCAGCAGTTCTGGGTATTTCCAGCGTGTGCGTACAAAATACGGACCACGCTTATCGTGTTTATTGGTCTTGAGGTGCACGGGTTCTTGCATAAGTGTCTTAAGTGGTTGCACAGAGCCGTCTTCGCTGACCTCGACGTGGAAAATGTCTGTCATAGAAAGCTGGTCGCGCTCGCTGTCGAAAACAAAGCCGCACTCAAGCGTGATGTTGTTAGTGGGCTGGACGTTGAACGGTCGCTTGATGCGCCGAAAAAAAACCATAGTGGGCCACAGTTTATCTTCGTTGGCTTTTTCAATTTCTCGGTTTCTTTGAACGGTTCCCATGTAAGCACTGCCTAATGCCGGGATGTCGTTGACGTCGATCTTCCAGTGGTTGTCGTCAGTATTTCGCACGACGAGATTTTTGTCAGAGACATGGCAGGCAATTTTGCTGAAGATTTTATACAAGTGCTTGTCGGCTTTCTTTAGACCATTCATTGCGGTGAAAGCTTCATCTATATTGTCCAGCAAGTCGGACAGGTAGTAATGCGCGCCGTAGTGCTTTTTTTCACGTCGCGCTGATGGTTTGCGTGGTTTTTTTTCTGGCTTGCAAAGCTGATAACGCAGCCCCAACCAGGTCAAAAGTTTGGTTAGCCATTTCATTTTACTTGCGACCTACATACCAGACGCGCTTCCTATCGCCTTCGCTGCGTGTCGTCATTTCGCGGTCGCGCTGACGACCTAATAGTGTCAGGTAGTCAGCGCTTGATTTTTTTAACAACACGCTGTCTCCTGGCTCCATTTGCATAAGTATCCTCAGCATTGGTCTAGGGCTACCTTTTCTCGGTGGGATGGGAATGTTTTTTTCTATTTTCACCATAAGTCTGTCCTTTTTTTTAAAATGGAATCTCGTCGTCAAAATCGTCTGACGGTTTTGTTGCTGGGGCAGGGGTTTCATCAAGCCCAAGCTGCTCAGCAAACGGGTGCGCGACTGCTGGGTTGCCATTGGTTTGCACTAAGTCTTTGAAAGGATGCTCTGCAGGCTCTGCAGCTGCTTTGCGCTCTGCAAGATCGACCACCATGACACTATCAATGATTGTGCGCACGCCTGCGTTGGAGCCGTATGACCAGCCATCAATCCACAAGTTAACGTGCACCTTACTTTCTGAAGTCAATTCAAAGTCAGGTCCATACTTGGTTCCATCTAAACTATATTGAGCAACCTCTTTGCCCGACTCGCCCCAGGTTTTTTTCTTGGCGCGGCGTTTGAATAAGTTATCTTCTTTTTTAAACAGCTTGTCGCTCGTCAGATTATCTGCAGAGATTTTACCTGCCGTTTTTGTGTTAGTGTTTGCGACGTGCCGGATTGTTTCTGCCAAATTTTTTGCCTGGTCCTTGTTTAGTAGTAGCTCAACTTCATAGGCAGCTTTATCGTGCGAGACTGTTACAGGTATACTGCGTCCTTGTGAATCGTCCCATGCCCATGCGTGCCGCTGACCAGCTTGCGCATGATCCTTTGGGTAGGCCGAGCGCAATAGGGGCCACATAACTATGACATCAGTTATTTGGTGTTTCATTTCTGTCTCCTTCTTGTAAATATTCGGGTAACTCAATGACGTTGAACGGCTCCCAATTTGTGCCGTATTCGCCGTCGCGGCGAGCTTCGGCTATATCCATTAAAAGCGCATCAATGCGTGCTCTGGCGCGCCGTATTGCTGCGTTGTCGAGAACGTGAAAATGCGCAACATATGGCTTGGTTTTTTCGACTGCCATAAAGCCAAATACTTGCGTCCCAACGCCGGGCAGCTCTTTAACTTTCCAGCCACATGCTTCTGCGACTTTCAGATACCAAGCACACTGCAGGTCATAACCCAGTGCGAAACATTGTTTTTTGAAAGTTTTGGGGTCAGCGCCCATTGTGGTTTTAATGTCGCCCATGACTTGCAACTTAGCGGAGTAAATGTCTGGCCTAGCTTTCATCCAGATCCCGCTCGCAGCGTCTTGTGCAATCAATGATGCTTCGCAGATCCTGTCCATGGCCGTCAGAAGCTTTTTGCAATGCCCATCATTAAAAAGACCACCGATCTTTTTTCGCTTGTGCACGAAGCCGTGCACCATTCCTTGGACTTGGTCGTATTCGCTTTGTGTTAGCAGAATCTTGCCTTGTTCTTCTGCCTCTGCGTCAGCCTTCTTAAATGCCTTTGTAGTGCGCGTATTCTCTTCGCTCAGCAGTACCAGCTCTTTCTCTGGTTCAAGCGCCTCTGCATGCACCGCAGAGCCTAAACGAGCTGCTATTGCGCTGATTGTTGTCTCTCCGTATTCTGCTTTCATTACAGAATGTTTATCAACGATCTTAATGTAAGAGGCGTTGATTAGCTCAGTGCCGTCAGGAGCTAATAAACGGTTGTGATAGTCGTCATTGCTGTAGTTATTATTTACGCCTGGCTTGGCTTTAATTTTGCCTTGGTTCACAACGCATCCTCCAATTCGCTGACTGCGTGTGCCAGCGCACGAAGTTGTCTGGCCATGCCTTTGTGAATTGGACCTGAGAACAGCGCCTGCTTACTGTCAGGCACTTTAACCGAAAACCATGCGCCTTCCTTTGCATTGTGAGTAAGGTCAAAAATCATATGCTCTACTGGCAGCTCTTTTTTAATAGCCATGATGGCTCTCCAACTCTGCTTCTGTAATGATGCCTTCGCCATTGCATTTGTTGCACTTTTCAATCGTCTCGTATGGATCACCTTGGCTAAACTCAGTTGGCCAGCAAACGCTCCAAGTGTGTGTGATGTATCCACTTTCGCAGGAAGGGTGGTCGCACGGCACAAGCTTTGGTAGTGTCATGCCAGCGCTCCGTTGATCTGCCTGGCTAGATCGTCTAGAAGCGCCTCACAACTATGAATGCGCTCTCCACAAGCATGCAGCTCGTACCGCTGATCGACTTGGTTGTGCTCTGCGCACCGCAAGTCATCCTTCATGTTTTGAAGATTACGTTTTAAAGCCAGAAACGTTTTGGTCATGTCCTTCGTCATGCTCTTTTCTCCATTCGCGCCAGGCCAATATTTCTCTTGTCAGCTTACAAAATGCTGTAAAGCTTAGATCAGCTTGGTCCTCGTTGTTGTGAGTTTTTGTGCCTGTCTCGGCTTCTACAATTGCAGAAAATGGTACGACCGCCCTTGGAGCTAAGCGGTCGTACCGATACACGACACAGGGAAAGGAACCGTCGTGTAAACTGCTGGCTATCTGTGCCTGCCACCACGCGCCAGCAGGTATGAAATTTCCCGCACGTCTGCGCTTAAGTTCTAATGAGAACGGAAAGTCAGCGTCGTCAGGCACAAGGTCAGAATGACCTGCCGTTCTCGTTTGCTCCAAATTTCTTTGGAATTTTATGCCGAGCTCCATCTCAAGAAGCCTCGCTATTTCTAGTTCGAAGCTTGATCCCCGGTGCTTTGCGAGACTTCCAGTTTGGCTTGCACTGCGTTTTTTTTTGCTCATCGTATTTCTGCCTCAAAATGCGTTCGACTGTTTTGCCGAGCGTGCGGTCTTCTCTTACGGCCTCAGCGTCGAGCCATTGCTTCAATTCACGATCAATGCGGCAAAACAGATCTGCTGATTCTTTGTTCATTATTGACCCATAGTTAGTGATGAAAAATTTTATGTATGGCTGGTCTTGAACAAATGCATATCACCTGATATGTCTCTTGAGAAGGTAACAGTTTGTGAACACTAGGAGGGTTGGGAATGAGCTTTGTTGGATTCATAAGTGGCTTGCAAAAGAAAGAACAAGCCGCGCACAAGGCAGCAATAAAAAAAGCCGTCGTTCAGACGTACAGCACTGAAGGCCAAGACATTGACTGGCTAATCGAAGACGAAGCGCATGGTAAATGGGACTTCGTAGAACGACCTTTGCTTATGAAAGCCATTAAACGCGCTTTAGCTGGTGACATGGTTTTCTGCATCTCTACACTGAAAGGCTTTGGCGAAAGACAATGGCAGGGCATGGAGTTTTTTAGTCAACAATCAGAGGAGCACGGCTTAGATCTTCTCGTCGCTGACGAGCCGACCATGACCGGCTCCACAATTACTTTTCTAGCACTGGCAGGTAAAGCACAACGTGAGCGGATGGTTGCCAAATCTCAAGCTGCTTTGACGTCAATAAAACAAATTATTGACAGGGAAGGGAAGTATATTTCAAAAAAGGGACGCACAATAAAAAAGCTTGGGCGGCACGACAAGGTTGGTGAAGCCAGCCGAAAAGGTGCCGACGTCGGTTTCAAACGCGCTAGATCGCGCGAAGAAGAGCTATGGCCTCTGATTAAAGATTGCCGTGATCGAGGCATGAACTATTCAGAGACAGCTCGCCACTTAACTAACATGGGAATTCCCACATTAAGCGAAATGGGAAAACATAAACGCACAACAAAAGGAATTTGGCACCCGAATAAGGTGCGTGCAATTATACTAAGGAGACAGAAATGAAAGCCGATTTAGGTTCAATCGAAGAATACTCAATACAAAAAATTAGTGACTCTGCTTTTCGAAACGCTGCTGAAAGTTGGATTTATATTCAAATGGACATGATCCGTTGGCGAAAAGAATCGGGTAATAAACGATATCAAAAATGGGCTTTTAGCAGCTTACCTAAGTTCGAGTTTATGATATTGATGCTTGGAAGTTACTTCCAGTCTCACCCCATGAATGTTAAAGAGATAACAGAGCGACTAAAAGTATCTGAAAAGACAGTTTATAGCTTTATCAGTGTTTGTGAAGCAGAAGGTTGGATAAACGTGTCGCGGACAAAAAAAGGTAACTATTACAAAGCCTCACAGGCAATTCTTGATGGTTACTTTAAATTTTTAACAAAATATTTTGACGCCTGTAGAGCTAGAAATCTTAAATTAAATTTCGATATGCTCTCAGCCCTACAAAATTTTCGCACTGAAGAATTGCACAAAAATTAGGCATAAGCAGTGGAAGAAAGGTAAGAACTTGCTTCCGTTGATTTCTTAAATAAGGCGTTACAAAATGAGCACAGGAGGTACACAAGTTGAAGCCGCGCAGAAAGAAAAAATTATTGAATCCGATTTTGGTCAAAATGATGACCGGGCGGATGAGATTTAGAAGACGACTCGACGTTCCAATGTGGGACGCTGAACACTTGGACAAGGTTGTTAACATCCTGACAGATGGAGCCGATAAAATCAGACGGATACGCGGTAATAATGAACTTAGAACCGACGACAAGCTAATGTGTGCACAAATGATTATCCAGACCATGCAGAGTGATCTGCAGCGTATGAAACCAACTGATCCGCGCGAGCGTGGTACTGAAAAGTTAGAATATACATCATTCGGTCTGGTCGATCGTAACGGTCACGACGAAGTACAAAGGCGAGGTGACAGAGAAATTTAACATCAGGTGTCGGAAGACTAATATAAGTCTGGTGTAGAACGATTTACGTGTGGCCTCGTACAATTTGAAAATCCTTAGGAGGTAAAGAAAACAATATGTTACGAGAAATAGGCAAAAGTAAGGCGGATAATAAGTATTATCTTAGTATTCCTGATTGCTTTAAAAATTCTGCACAAACAGTCGAAACTGTACAGGGTATGTTAGAATTTACAGGGCTCGCTGTATGGTTTGCGAGCTTTTTTATTCTTTTGAGTATAGTCACATGAATCGTCGCAGCGAAAAAGAATTGAGAGTTAAGCTCAAGCATATGGCTGCACAACTAGCAGAAGCACAAAGTGAGGTCACAAGGTGGTCAGCGTTAACGCAGAATTTAGCAGACCTTCTTGCCGAGGCGATGGAATTATCGGAAATTTATGAGGTGCAACAAGGCGAAAACACATATGAGCTTGAAGATGGTCACCTCGTCGTCACAAGTCAAATCGAGACAGTGCATTGATGTTACATCCCATGAAAAAAACGGAAAAAGAAACTTATGATTTTATTTGTAAGTTTTGGAGTGTGGAAGGTAGGGCACCTTCTTTAAACGACATGAAGTGCGGCAAAATACGTGACGAGCAAATAAGCCCAGAGCGGTCCAGCCGCACAACACCTTGGCGCGCAGTAAATAAGCTTGTTGAGAAAGGTTATCTTGATAAGATCGTTGTGCGCGAGATGGGCAACATACCCTATTGGCGGCCTAAGACATAAGCTTTTTAGCTTGATCTAGCGTCTCTTGGTTGCGGCGAGTCCAGCCGCGACCAAACGTTTTAAACGTCTTAAGACTTTCGTAAAACTTCTGGCGAATATCGTAAACGCCTTCAACAATCTTCTCTGGCTCTATGTCCATTACCGCCTGCAACGTCTTAGGCCCGATAGCACCGTCCTGAGCAGCCCCAACAATACGCTGGATTGCTTTTGCAGGTCTCCCAGCTCCACTGTTTACAGCCCAATCAAACGCAGCCCAATCAACGCCTGCCGGTAAATCATCACCACGAACTTTATCCCAATAATTCTTTTTGTAGATAGGACCAACATCTGCAGGCGTAAGAGCTCGCATTTCGGCTTCTGTGGATTCACGTCCTATCCACGCATCATAAACCTTTTTGGTTACACCCAAGTTGGTCATGCCACCAGGATCTTTCGGATGATTTACAAAGCCACCTTCGTGATGTAGCAGCATTTTTAAACAATGCTCAAAGTTATCTTTCATTTTTTTTCATCTCCACATAAAGACGCCAACAATTAACCATGGTGTTTATGCTTATCATTGATAAAAGCGTTGTGTGCCAATCTATCACTTTTTAAGTCCCTTCATTGTTCGAATGCCAAACGAGGCTGCAATGGACGCATACATGCCCCACTGAACCCAGAGCGGCGTTGTCTCAAGATTGGCAAATCCTTGTGCCATCGTGGTTTGGAAACTTGGAACAAAGTTGGCAACCAGAATAAGCACAAACACAATTGTCCAAAGCTCATCCTTCCAGCTATCTTTGCTCGCCTCGATTGCCGACTGTTCCCAGTCAATCTCACCTGTCAGCTGCTTCTTCTTAATCTCCGCTTCAGTAATTTTGACGGCTGTTTTTGCATCAATATACGACTTCGCAAGACCGCCAAGTGATCCAATAATCTGTCCAATCATTTTTTCTCACTTCCTAGCCAGACTGCAAAAGCGCCTGTCATCGCGCCGCTGCATACACTGATCATTGCCGATTGTTGCGTTGATAAATCTGGCAGCGACATGCCCCATTCAAGAACGCGAATATACATGATGGTCATAACTAACATCATAATGCGCGGCATGAGCTTCCACTCTAAAATTCTTTCGAAGGCTACTGTCATCTAAAGCTCCTTTAAAAAACTTGTAAAAGCAAAAAGCAGGTAGAATCCCAGCGCGCTTAGTAACGACGCGATGCCAAAACCAAAATAACGCTTTTGTTTTGCGATAATCTTTTCTCGCTCTTCCGCCTCCCGCTTGCGTTTCACGCGCATTCTTGCTTCAAAAGCTAAATAATCATCCCAAGAAAATGTGGCGTATAAACGGACCATACTCTCTAGCTCTTTTCTTTGCTCTTTAATTTGGTGAAGGCTTATAAATTCTTCGAAGTCGTCTGTATTCTTACCCGCAAGCTTGCTCCACACACTCTTCTTTTTACGATTTCCCGCTGCTCGTAAATCCTCTTCGGCAGCGACCATATTTGAGAGACTCCCCAGCGCACTTGTAATGTCCTTTCCATGTAAAATTGTTTGTTTTATGACAGCAAAACCGGCATTAAACGCTGCAAGCTCAGCGAGCATTACGCCTCTCCAAAGCTAGATTTGCAAACCGTATCTGGTGGCACGTGATAAATTCGATCATACCAGTGAGCTGACGCCTCATCACATTTGTAATAACATGCTTGGTACAGCCAAGATCCGCCATTTGGCACAAACATTTGCCCAAACGCTACGAAGACCAAAACACACGTCACGAACTGTACATACTGGCAATTAGTAGCAAAATGATTGCACCCGCTGATCCTATCATAATGCTTTCCAGCCGCCGCAAGCGCGTGAGCACCTCTTCTGTCATTACTTCAAGTTTTATGACGCGCTCAGATAATTCATCTATTCTTTCGTGAGCGGAATTTACTGTGCGCTTGTCCATTACCATTTCCCTTCCCATGCGCGCAGCTTGCTAAACTCTCCGCTCATAAGTTTACGGTTAATGACTTCGTTGACTGCGTTTGTGTCATGCCATTGCACCCCAGCTTCTTTTAGCCAGTTGCCAACCAAGTTCATGTCAATATTGCCAAGGTATTTGTAGTCAGAGCCAAACTTATTGTCAGCAACCTGGCGACCGTACTCCGTATCTTTAACCATGACGTCAGCGTCGAAGGTGCGCTTAACAATTATGTCGTCGCCATCAAATGATACTTCCTCGCTTATTTTGCTGCTCATTCAATACCTCATATATTTCAGGTCTTGGACAAAAGGGCAGGACCGGAGCCCTGCCCATAGTTTAGTTATGACGTAGTGCAGTCTGCAACAATTCCTGATGATTTTTCAGACTTGACGCAGAGAGTCGCCTCGTAGGTAATTTGTCTCATTTCTGCATCGCCCGTCTTCGCAAGTTCTACATTTTTGTAAGGACGTAGTTCTGCTATTTCAAACATATCGTCTTGTAAAATGAACACATCGCGAGATCTATTTTGGCGCGATGGTTGGAAAGTTACTTGGCCCCATGGGGTCAGATATATTGAAAGCGAGTTGACGACGCGCTCTTCAGTAGCAACCACGTTTGCTCTTTGATTATTGTTTCCAGTAAACCCGAGCGCCTTGTTCATCTGAAACGGGCTGAGGTATACCGTGTTGGGCTCCCCTCCCTCGGTCCAGATAGACTGCATCACGCTATCAAAATCGGCCTGCGCAAACACGGTCGCAGAGCCATCTGTGCGCGTATCTGTGCCATCACCCGTCGGCGCTGCACCACCAGATCCGACATTAGATTGGTTTGTTTTAATCCAAGCGCCGAGCCCAGCCATTTTACGCGCAGTTGTAGCGTTACCCCCCACTTTTGCTTGATTCAAAAATAAGGCACGTTCGAAATCAAGACGCATTTCTTTACCCATCTTTAAGACTTCGTGGGCCATCGCACGCTGCTTACCGGCATAGTTTAAGCCAATATCAGTATCTGACACAATACAGGCGTCTTTTAGAATTTGCGTTCGATTTGTGAGACGAACAGCCTGAGTTTTTGCGCTGGCTGTAGTTTCATCGCCTTCAATGTGGGCATTGTCCGCGCTTGACCGCAACGTCTCGCTGAGCCATTCAACAAGTGTATTCTGCGCCGATGTTTTGCGGCAACGAGTTGTGAATGGCACGGACTCTGGGTCGATGTTTGTGATGATGTCAGACAAATCTTCACGTATCATATTAGACTGATCATAACTGTCGAAGGTATTTGCTTTCTGGGCCATTGTGCGGCTCCTGTATTAAAGTGTTAGTTTGGATTGTTCAGCAGAAGATCAATGGCGTCTGAAACTTTGCCACTTTTCTTTAGCCGATCAAGTTGCTTTTGGCGGGTGGCTGCTTGGCGTACGCCCGGTTTCTTTTTCGCTCCAACTTTAACAGGATTGACCTTGGCGGCTGGCTTCTTTGCCTTGCCGCGTTTTTCAACAAGCTGCCGATATTTACGCGCGTCATTCAACGCTCGAAAGTATCGAGCATCTGCAACCTGACCAATTTCTTCCGCAGTAAATCCGTAATACTGGCCGACGTCAAAAAGCTGTTTTTTCACAACCTCCGACTTCTGTTTGTCTGCCATCTCAGGAATATACTGCGTTAAAATCTCAGCTTGCTCTCGCAAATAAGCAGTATGTGCTTGGCTTTCTTGCTCTTGCCGCTGTTGTTGCAGTAGCTGCGCCTTTTGCACTTGTTGGTCATATGCCGCTTTCTCCGTATCAAACTTGGCTTTTTGCTCAACGTATCCCAGTGGGTCAGCATTAAAGTCCTCAATTGATGGCGGGGTGGGCGGTTTTAATCCGTCTTGCTGAAGCTGCTGGTAGAATCCGAGAGTTTGATCTCGCAGCTTTTGATATGCCTCACGTTCCTCAGCAAGCGTTTTGGCTTCCTGAGCGTTTTTTTGCATAGTTTGCGTTATGTGGTCTTGCCCAGCGTATGATTGTTTCAAAGCATCAAGAGTTACTTTTTTCCACTCGCCATTTGATTTGACGTCAAAAAGTTCTGGCTCTGAAGTATCTTTTTCTAGGTCTTCGTCAGTTAACTCAAAGTCCTCGCCTTCCAGATCTTCGTCTGTAAGCTCTAACTCTTCATCTTGCTGTTCGTCAGCAGAAGCCTCGATTTCCTCGGAGGTTGTTTCTGTCTGTTCTTCATCCGTTGCCTCTTGTATTTCTGGTGTTGTCAAAAGTTGTTCAACGGCTTGGTCGATAGTCGTGCTTTCCACGTTCCTATTTCCTGTTCTCTATGAGCTCTGCTGCTTCTGCAGCGTCAAGCTCTGCCTCAATTAAATTCAGCGCACGCACCATCGCGTGCGCGTCTTCGCGGATCTCAACATCGTTGGAGCCACTTGAGAGAAAATGATTGATTTGCTTTTGACGCACGGATGCTACGAACTGCAAAAAAGCAGTATCATCTCGTAGTCTACGGGCCTCATTAGCATTGATCATAACGTTTACGCTCATAAGCTGAAAATATCATGGGCTAGAGCGTTGACCAAAAATTAAGGACGTTTAATTGCGCGGCGCTCGCTGTTCAGCGCGTATAGACTCTACGTCCAGAGCCTGGCTGTACTTTCCTGCAAGCTGCGCTGCGTCTGTAATAAGCTCTTGAGCCATCTTATCGCGCTCGAGATCGTCCTGCATCATCATCTTTTGTTGATCTAGTTGCAGCTTTGCCATGTCTGTTTGCATTTTTGTCTGCGCCTTCATCTGCTCTGCCTGCATCATTACAGTCGCCGGATCAGGCCGCTGTGCTTGCTGTTGAGCCATCGCTGCCTGCTGTTGTTGCTGCATTTGCAGCATCTGTGCCTCAATTTCTGGAGTAAGTGGGGCAAAGTATCTGTCAGGATTACGCACGCCTTGAGTTGATAGCATGTCAGCTAAAGTGTTGCGAATGTTGGTCATACTGACCAGCCCGTTCATTGGCCCCATGCTTTGATAAATTTGCATCTGCATCTGCAGGGCTTGTTGAAGTGCAGCCGCACGCTCAGCCTCTCTGCCAGTGCCGAGCCCGACGTTTATTTCCATGTCCATGTTTTCCCACACACGAGGATCGACCGGAATAAACTGTCCGTTCAAGCGCATATATTTTTTTTCATCTGTATTCTTTCTCAGGAGCCGCATTAGAAGACCGTACAGATCACGTAAGCCTTCTGCTAGGTTTCGCACCATCACTTCTGTTTGACCTGCTGCAGCCTCTACAGAAGCCGTTACAGCCGCCTTCGTCGTGGACTGCAATGCGTCAGGATTCAGCGCGAGATTGTTTGTAACGCCTGTCTTTTGCTCGACCAACTTATCTAGATACTGCAATGCGTTAAGGGTTTGACCGGCTGCAAAAGGGACACTGAGAGCCTGTACAGCGCCGGGCTGGCGCATTCTTACTAAGCCGCCTAACTCCCCGTTCAATAAGTCTGGCACGCTGACCTGGCCCTCTATAAAGGCCATGCGCGGATTATTAGTTAAGGCAACGTTGTTTAAGATTCCACGCAGAATTGACGTAGCTGCATCCTGATCCTCAACAACCATCTCAACCAAGCTTTTGCCATAGAAAGTGTGTGGCTCTGGGATTGGTTCTAGCTTAATAAAAGGGATCTCGTCGCACTCTTCATAATCAAGGATTTCATACGACGTGCCACCAAGTAAAAACTTATATAGCACCGGAATGCCCGTGCCATCTATATCCAACTTCATGTAGCATTCTGTAATCGTGACGCGCTTAATTGCTGGGTCGTAATTATCATCGTCGTCCAAGCCATCGTAATAGCCTCGGCGTGAACGCTTTTCCTCTTCGATCGTATCTGTACCGCCTTCAAAACTGCTTAAACCAAAGATAATCTCTGGGTCAAAGCCCATTTGCACAACATCGCCTGCGCTCATTTCTGTTCTATGCACAACAGCGACCGCATCGTCAAAAGTGGATGCTGAGCTAGAAATGTAAAATTCTTCTGGCGGGACGCACTCCATGCGGATTTCGCCCTTGCGAAATTCCTTGCTGACCTTGCAGGAAAAGACCGGCTGCTCGACATCCATGCCAAACTCATCGAGCTGCATCCGCATTTCCATTTCCTGCGAGATAACAGTGACATCTGGGTCGTCGGTGAGGTAGTTTAGCTCGTCTTCTGATAGGTCGGTGTAGGTGTAAGTTTTTGCGCTTACATCATCAGCGTGATAAACCTTAACGATGCCCTGCGCCTTTACTAAACTGTCTGTGATAGCCTCTTGCAGTACTTTGAATCCATGCAGCGTTTGGAAAGTGTGGTGCACCATTTCGGTGCATTGCTGCGCCATAGCGACCTGCTGCGGGTTGTTTGGTATAAACTCGCACGGGCGCGAACTTGTCATAAACACACGCATAATTGAAGGTAGAACCTGGCGCACAACATCACGGCATTTCGTGCTTACGCAACTCGACGTGTTTTCCTCGAAGGACAGGTAGGTGTTACCATCGTAGTAATCCTGATACTTTATCCGCTTAGGACTTATCTCAGCTTCTACATGATCGACACAATCCTCAATCGCTTGCCTAACAATGGATTGGATCTCGCGTTCATCTTTCGGTTCTGGCTGCATAAATCACCTATAATGGGCCCAAGGAAAGGCCAGTTGTTCTTTTTAGTTGTTCCAGCATTGGGTTTTGTACTTCTGGCGACCCCATAACCGCAGATCCAGCGCCTGCGCCTGCGCCTTGCGCTCTTGGTGTTGTCAGCGCTCTGTTAGCACTCTGCACTCGCGCAGCACCATACGCACCCCTAAGCATATTTGTACCAACGACGCGAGTTGCAAATTGACCAAAATTAGTTGCGCCGAGTGAGGTTGCTAAACGCCCCAAAATATTAAAAGCTGCGTTTGCGCTGTTAGAAGCATTTGTTGCTCCACCCGTTGCCCGTGCAGAAACGTTAGCAAACTGCAACATTAAATCTCGCTCTGGTTTTGTAAAAAGCGCTTTTAACAATGCTGGGTTATTATCCATAAGCTTTACAAATTCACGACGAAAGCTGACGCCAGAAAATTGATCTGTACCGCCAATTGCCTTTTTACCTGCGGCTGCAATTCTCATAAATGCCTCTTGCCTAATTTGGTTAAATTCTTCCGCAGGCAATTGACGTTTTAAGGCGAGAATGTTGCTTACCATTTTTGGGTTAGTAGACAATTTATTCGTCGCCACATTGAAGAGTGTATTTGATGCTGCTTCTGGCGATACTCTGAGCTGCCCATCTGTGCTTAAAACATTTAAAATGTAATTTGGCGTGCCAGACTTTGCTTTCCACACACTGCCAAAATCTTTGTAATTTTTAACAGCAGATCTCCACCGCTGCGCAGTTGCCTCATCACCATAAATCAACGCGTTTTCCATTGCGTCGGTTAGCTTTTCATCAAGGAGCTTTTTTAGCTTGATTGCTGCACCGCCATCTACGCCACCTTCATCCGCTAAATTTGTGACGCGAGTACGATACTCAAATAAATCTCTTATACTGCCACCACGCGAAATTACTTCATCTAGCTCGCTTACAGCCTTTGCTGTTTTTGGTATATTGGAAAAATCATAGTTTTGCTGTAATTCTGTTATTACAGTTTGCACAATGTTTAACCCTGCGTCCTCATCTAAAAACGCTTTTCCTGATTGCCGAGCAGCATTAAACATATCATCGGCTTGTTTTTGCGCAGCTTGTCTCTGCGTCGTTAAAGCTTCTTGCGCAGCTCTACCGGCATCTCCAATTTCAGAAATTATTGGCGAGCCTTTGGCTACTTGCGTTTGAATTTCTTGAACATTTTGACCAATTGCATCTTGCGTTTTTGCGCGTTGACCCATCATCATATTTTCAGCAGTTTGGCCATATGCTCCAGAAGCGGCTGCATCCTCAAACAATTGTTGACCTTTTGACCCGGTAACAGCGCCAGCAGTCAATGGAACTGACACTGGAAGAGTTTGCGACTCTGAGATGCGCGCAGCTTCAGTTGGATCAATGCCTCTAGCTACTTGCTTGTTAATACTTTCTAAAGCTTCCATCGTTACACTGCTAGGATCAAGACCAGCATCACGTAATTGCTTTTCAAACCTCGGACGTAGTTTTCCCGTCTTGTCAAAAATAGCATTAGGATTGCTACGAAATGCGCCTAGTAATTTTCCTGCAACATCCGCAACTTTGGCACCGATAGCTCCACCCGCAGCGCCTGCAGGTAAATCACCTACTTGAAAACGATCGCCCGACAATTTAGAGCTTAGAAGCTCAACGAGGCCAGCATCAGTTAATCCAATTAATCCACCTCCCAACATGCCTGTAGTTGGCAAGCCTAATAAACCGCCTGTCATTGCAGTGGCCTGTCCAAGTGTAACTGCTCCAGCAGCCTGCATAAGATCAGTAACGTCTAAACCTTGAGGGTTTGGATAAAACCGCGTGAATTGTTGCGTCGGTTTGCCGTCTTTATATATTGGCGAAATTACAACCAAATTGCCAAAGCTATCTTTATCAAACTGTGCCTCAGGTATAATTTTTGAAATACCTGCTTTTAATCTGTCATCGCTTGCAGTTGTCGCAAGCAATGTAACCATGTCTTTAGCTTTACCCATAGGCAAACCAAGATTTGCGCCGGTTGCTAAGGGTATATTATTCTCTTTTTGGTTACCCATAAGAAAATCGCCAGTACGCTGCATAAACGAGCGGTCATCTTTTTTAAAATAATTTGAAAGCGCTGCAGAAATTTCTGCATCTGACATATCGTCTGGAAATTCAAAAATCTCGTTTTCTACTTGAACGCGCTGCATTATTCAAAACTCCCTGTTTCGGGGTTCCATTTTCTAATCGGCAATTGAGAAGGCTGCGATGTGTTACTGCCATATTTATTAAGCAAATCTCGAACTTGCACCGGTATAGTTGACTCCTGTTCTAGTGCAGCTATCGCGTCATTTGCATCCTGTAGCGTAAATTTATCGTTTGTTTGGTATTCTCGAACAATATTTGCTCGCTCTAAATTATATCTTTGTTTTGCTATCATAACTGAAAGAATAGCTTGATTTGCTTCACGTGAGTTTTGTAGAGAACCAAGAGAATTTAGCATTGCATCAAATTCTAAGTCAGACGTCGCCCCTGACCCTTCTACGCGCAAAGTGGGCGCAACTCGCGTCACAATTGATTGGCGCAACGCTGCAATATCATTAAAAGAAGGAAAGCGTTGTGCCAGTGCGCCGGTTAGAAATCCAGATGGAGCCAAGCGTGCTAATTCTTCCAGAACATTTAAATCTCGTAAGGCTTGAGACGCAGCGCTGCCAGATACCAAAAACTCAGCAAAGTCCTTGCCTTGCGCTTCCATAAGCTTCTCTTTAAGCTTATCCTCTGGATTGTTGGCACCGGGCATATTTATATTAGTACCAGCCCCGCCAACTTTACTTATTTTGATGTCGCCTTGTGGGCTTTTAATTACATTATATAAACCGTCTGCAATTTCAGTGCCTGGATAGAGTTTTCGCAGCTCTTCAGCGCTCATAACGTTTTTTGTATCAGCAGTAGCTTGGCCTATATTATAATTTAATAAAGTGGTCATGGCTTCTCTTGGGTTTATTGAGCCTGCAGTAACTGCCTCTAATATTTGCTGTGCAATTGGATCGCCTGCTGCAGCTCTTCCTTTGAGAACGTCTACTGTTCTATTTCTGTTGACTATATCTCTCTGCGAGTCGATTTGGTTCTGCATGTCCATCCGAAGCTCTGGCATGATCAGCGCGTTTAAACTTTGCGCAAACTGCAGACGCCTAAGTCTTGCTTGCTCATCTTCAAGAGTGCGCGGGGCACCACCACCAAAAATGCTCTGCAACAAACCGCCTCTAGCTTGTGTTTGATTATTAGGCTGCATTTTATTTGCCTCCATAAAATTGAACAATCCTGGCGCTGTCAGCGGCTTTGGACCTTGGTTTGTTGCGCTCGCTTTATTCATAGCTTTGACTGCGCCAGGAAAAGCTGCTTGGCCTTGGCTTTCATAGATCGCGCGACCTAACTTGTCTTGAATGTCTTTTGAAAAAACAGTATCGCCAGGCAAATTTAATCTTTTTGCAAAATCACGCAGGGTTCTGCCAACAATTTGGAAAAAACCCATTGGCGTTGCTACTTCTTTTTTGGGGTTTAAACGCTTTACATATTGGCCATATGCTCCTGATGGGTCGCTGAACTTGTACAACTCATCCAACGTCATTTGACTGACGTTTGTACCTTCAAACGGCTTGCCCGGCATTTGAGAATTATTAAACAGCGTGTCGTAACTGCCGCGTGGATTTTCGCCCAACCGAATGAATTTCAGAAATTCATCAAATGTCATGCCATACCCGAAAGAACTTGGAGATAACTAAACAATCCTGGTTTAGACGATTTTGTTTCTCCCGCAAGCTGACCTGCGCTGCCAGGCGCTCCAACCAGAGTGCTTATTAGTTGGTTCAGCGCGTTTGTGGGCGATTCCGTAAAACCTCCATATTGGCCTTTTGCCGCATCAATCAAAGCTTGATTAAGGCTAGTCAGCAGAGCGCCGTCAGTTGATTGCTGCTGTTGAATTGATTGACCATAATTAAATGCTTGCTGGCCCATATTGGCTAATGTGGAAGCTGCGCCGAGTTGAGTAGACAGATCATTTTGAGCAGCTCCTAACGCCGTATTAAATCCTGCTTGGCGCAACTTTGCTGCTTGATCTAAAGCTTGTTGATTGTAGCTTTTCCCGAGCTCAGCCATGGCTATGCCGTGACGGCTGCCGCCAAAAGCATTAGCTTGATCAGCTTGCGCATCAAGCATGTTCATGCCCATTTGCGCTTGATTTCCAACATCGCGCAGCGTTGATTGAACTACTGCGTTTTCGTAAGGATTTGTGTAATTTTGAATGCCAGAAGCTGCTGTTCCAGTTAAACCTTGACCAACTCGATTCATCGCAGCGCCTTGAGCTTGAGCCGCTGCTGCGAAAGGATTCGTATTGGCAGTTGTTACTGCGCTTGGATTTGCACCTCCAGCCATCTCACTTACCTCTTTTTGCCGTCATTTCGTAATTCACCGGCTGCATTGACGCGACATTGCTGCCTGGCTCTCCAGTTACTGGATCTATAAAAAAGCTATCTATGTAACTCGCTTGGCCAGGTCTTTTTTGAGCTAACGTGTCCATTGATTGTTCAAATAGTGGCGCACTGCTGTAACCCTTTGTGCCGTCAGCAAAAGTCTGAGTTTGTGGAAGGTAGCTTGAAATATCTGCGGAAGGCATGTTGAATGCATTTGACATCATGTTAGTCGTATCAAATGCTGCCTGTGTTTGTGGCGCGAGCGCAGCGACATCTGGACCGTAATAAGGCACGAAGCCCGTCGCAGCAACATTCTGGCCAAAATCAAGACCTTGCTGCATGTCTTGTTCAAAAAATTTCGGGAGATTCTTTTCGCTTCTTGTAGACCCACCACTCAATTTTTAATCTCCTTAGTGTAATAGACGTGCTGAAACTTCCAGCCTAAATTTTTTAATGGCCTTTCCCAACCGCGACGCCCTGAGATCATGCCGCCATCACAGCCTTCTCTAATTGCCCACTTTTCTACGTCTAACTGCATTGACATTAACTCTTTTAATTCGCCGCCTGCCAAAAATATGTTAAGCAGCTTTTTTCTAGGATATATCACAATTTCTGTTACAAGGCACGAATGAGAGGCAGGCCAGAGCTGCATTGTACCTGACTTAACTCCGAGCACGATGTCCTCAAAATTATGAGTGTGCCCAGAATACCCTAATGCAGCCTCAATCCAAGACCTGCAGCGATGTAACTCTATCTCTACCATGTTGTGAGCTGTACTCGCTTCCATATTGCTGTTGTCCCATCATAATTTGCAGTGCAGATATAAATGTAATTCGTATCCCAAGCCACCATGCCAGCAACGTCACGAGCGCTGCCTGTGCTTGCAGACGGCGTTGCTTGGCGCGTTGCGACTTGTCGAAAAGCGTTGTCGAGGCTAACGACAACGTATTTTTTTGTACGATCCCACAGCAAAATTCCGTCTTCAGAGGGGTTATCGTCATCTGTCTTAAAATAAAGCTTTCCAAGATTTGTCTGCAAGTAGGCGTTTAACTGCCGACCCCACTGACTTAAATCTGGCCCAATGCGCGGCAAAATTGGTGCTGGCATTTTATCGCTTACCTGCTGGGAGCGCATCAACGCGCATTGTGCCTACGCGCCAATCTGCGTTTGTAGCAGCCTCCACGCGCATTTTAAACTGACGACCACTAAATCGCGCGTCAATACGACCTACCGTTGGATTTGATGCTCTGCTCCCAATAGTAAAAGGTCCATGTGTTGTTTCAGTGGTATTAGGCGCGAATCTGCTTTTAAATTTTAGCTGCACATCTCCCTGTGAGCTTTCGTCTGGCACAACTTGCAAAACGTTTAAGATTTGCTCACCAGTGCCAAGCTCTACTGGTCCAGTTTCGCAGAAAACATTTCCACTGTCATAATTAAATCCACTTTCGTGCTCAAAGACATCTTTATTATCATCCAAGAGTAAAGGGTGCACAAAAATGCCTCGAGGTACGCCAGCTGTGCGTGTTAGATTTCCTGTAAACCAGTAATTACCGAGGTAATTCAGAGCGACGTAGCGGTTAACCTCATTTGATGTGTCGGACGGATAGAACCACCAAATCTCTTTGTGCTCAATGTTGTGGAAGCCCCAAACAAGAGATTGCTGTGTTCGATTAAACGTTGAGAATACATAATCATGTACGTCACAGGGCACTTCTTGAACTGTGTTGCCAGTGAAACTAAAAAAACCGTTCTGGCCCATCCAGTAGGCACCCATGTCGGTATCAACCGCAGATAGCCTTGAGACTGCTCCACAGCCTGTTGCGACCCGTTCAAATCCATAGACATATGGTGGCCCCAAATATCGCGCTGTATGAGCGTCTAGGTCAGTAATAATGAGAAGTTGGCCGCGCGTTCGTATCGCCTGCATAATTTGACCCGAGGTCGACAGCTCAATATCCCCGGCTTCATTGGTTGCAGCCGCAGTCCAATCGTTTTTATTTTCACGGTCGCACCAACTAATTTTGCGAGGATTGCCAGTACTTCCCAGAGCAAAAATAAAACGCTCTTCTGTGACAATGACGCCTTTATTGTTAATTGGAGCATTTGTGAGGATAGAAGCATCTACAGCAGCTTTAAGACTTACATTGTCGATTCTAAAATTTGGCTCACTATTTGTTGATGCGTATATCTCAATTTTAACCTGACTATCATTAGCAGTAAATCTAAAAGCATTAGCATCAACCTGTAAAGTCTTGTTAATTAACACAGTTCCGTTGTTGACACTTGTAATTCTAACCTTTGCGGAAGGTATCGTGCTTGCATTGGCGTCTGCGTCAGGATCAATTAGCACAACTGAAAATTGATATTTTGTCCCATTTGTAGTTATAACAGATTGTTCAAGGTCAGTCGCAGTCGTTCCACTCCAAAGAGCCTGACCAAGACTTGTGTTAATTGACCAGCCAGCGCCAGTAACCCATGGAAAGCTGCCTGAAAAATCGCCGTTTGATACTAACTCAGAGCCGGCTGTGTAAGTAGTGGGATTTGTGCTCCACTCGTAAATTTTGCCATCCGCAGACGAGCAAGCGATTAGCGTCTCACCAAAATTTTGTAGGCTCCAAGTTGTTGCTTCAGAGCGCACACCCGCAACCAAGTTAGCTGATCCGTAATTTCCAACGCCATAGCGTCCTTGCCCGTATCCAGTGTTAAAATCAGCCGTTTCTAAACCTGCGGTTAAATTGGCTGGCGTAATATCATACACAATGTTGGCACCACTCATCGCGATTAGCTCAGCATAGCTGCCACCGGCCAGAAATGTTGTGTTTGTTAAGTCTTCCCAAGCATGCAGGCCGCGAATTTTATAAGTGCTAAAATCGTCAACACGTTTTTCCCAACCCTTAACAGGGCGCAAAGAATTGCCAAGCCAGCGCACCAAGTTTCCATCTGTCCAACGACCTTTTTGCTCGTAATCTGTGCCGTTGCGAAACATACCGGCAGGAAGCTCAATGGGCAATAAAGTCATGCTTGCACTCCTTGGTCGAAGGCGAGAGCAAAATGATGAGTGTTTACATTTGTATAGGTATTGCTTGCTTTGAACTGCCATTCACGCGCTGCATCATTAGAAGTCATAACTACACCAGAATCCGCTATAATTCTAATGGGCCATAGTGTTGCGGTCGACCCCCAAGGGTATCCAGCGCTTCCCGTAGTGCCTTCAAAAATAATTGTGTTTGAACCACTTAGAGCGCTAGTTTTAAACATTTTATTAGCGGTTCCATTGTCTCCGCTTTTTACATATGGAAAATCTGAGGCACGAATTAAATCAATCTTAAATCTCGTATTGGTATTTGCTGTCGTGTAAGCAATAAAATCAATGTTTTCTGTATTGTTCGAATTGACGAAGCCTGTAATTATTGTGCGTGAACTTGTTGTGTAGGTTGCTCCTGCAGAGATCGTAAAATCAGTTGTTGTCGCGCTTGAACTACCGCCTTGATAATTGTAAGCATCTAAATATCGCGCCTTTCCATAGTAATCATCAAACTGGTAGCCTTGCATTGGACTAATTGGATACACTAAATTTGTAATATCAGTGTCATTGAGCGAGCACGTAGTTTGTGTTACGCCACCCGCTTCTACGTGAAGGTCGTCTAAGCTTATTGTGCCAGATGCTTGAAGGGCCATCGCTTAACCTAGACTTGGCGCTGCTACGAACGCACTTATATTTCCAGCAACCTGCAAATTACCACTGCTATCTAAGTCTGCAATTTTTGTAGTACCGTATTTAAAAAGCAATTTGCCGCCGCTGATTTCAATAGAAAAGTCGTTGGAGCCATTGTCGATCGCTAAAGAGTTAGTAGTAAGCGCAGCGTCAACATCTACAACATCACCAAAAGTAACCGCGCCTGTAAAAGCTGCGCCAGCCAAACCAGCTTTTGCGTCAATTTGAGTTTGAATAGAGCCAGTGACACCATCAACATAGCCAAGTTCTGTTGACGTTAAAGTTGAAGGAATGCCTGACAAAGCATTAAACTCTGCAGGCGTAGTAGTTACACCATCCAAGCGATTTAGTTCACTAGCGTCTGCTGTAACTACTACGCCTGCAATCTTCCAAGAGCCTTGAGAAAGGTCTGGCTCAATAGTCACCTTGCCTGTACCACTTCCGTTCAAAGTGGATTGTATCGAAGTAAGTCCAGTATTTATTGTAGTACCCCAAGTGTCAGTACTACTTCCGACAACGGGCAACGTCAGACTTATCGCCATTTTTTTCTCCTTTAGCTTTTTTTAACATATCAGGCAGCGTCAGACCAAGTTTCAGCGCTGTTGGTTTGATCTGTCCAAATTTCATCAGCCACCTCTTGATCCAGCCAAATCGGGCGCACAAAACCGTCGAGCAAAATAACGCCCGTCAAAATATTATTTGGTACCAGGTCATGCACCTGCGTAGCTTGTGGAGCACCAAGGTCAGGCGCGCCCGTCAAAATACTGGAAGGCGTTAAATTGTGAATTTCATTTGATACTGGACTTCCTAAATTTGGACTTCCAGACACAATAGAGTTAGCGACCAGATCACTAATCTGTGTTAAGCTTGGCGTGCCGAGAACGGGTGCACCAGCCACAAAAGAAAGCGCAGCAAAAGCGCTTGAGGAAATTGTAACACTCTGACCTGTTACATTAAAAATGCCTGCATTAATAGCAAGTCTAGCGCTTCTTATAAATGCTGCGTCCTGTCCTGACAGACTGTAACTTGCTTGTGCGGCTCCTGCATTAAGCGTAAAGTTTGCTGCTTGACCAGAAAGAGCATAAGATGCATTTTCTGCGGTCAGCGAAGCGCCAGAAAATCCTTCCGTTACACGCGCATCACCGCTTTCAGTTATCCTACTATCACCGCTTTCTGTTATTCGCGGACCATCCAGATCGACATAAGTGAAATCGGCGTCCTGGCCGGTAAATGTGAACGAAACAGCATCACCAGCTAAATTTACGGACGGCCTAAGAGCAACATCCTGACCTGTTAAAGTATAGCTTGCAGCGCCTGCACTTATGTTCTGCGCCTCCAGCATCCTAGCGTTGGATGCCTCTGTGATGCGCGTATCGCCGCTTTCAGTTATTCTGGTGTCATATACAGCTGAGTCCGAGAAGTTGTTATTCTGCGCTGTGATTACAAATGACCCAACGCCTGCAGTTAAAGCGTTGTTTGTTGCAGCTCCGCTTGTTTGATCGTCTGCTAGTGGTGCGCCACCAACTGGCCCAAAACCGATCATCAAATAATCCTTATTTTGAGATTCTGGGCGGCAAGTGATTTAATTTTTACGGACGTATTTGATGGAAACTCAGCATCGTAATCCGTCCCAGTCACAGCCTGTTTAACAAGTGTAGCAGCATCGTAATTTATTGACACACCATCAGACTTTGGAACAGTCGTTCCGCTTGGTATCTGCAATCCAATCATCAGGTCTAAAGTGTTGCTCGTTGTAAAATGGTTGGCATCAGGAATTGAGTCTAATTGCGTTTTGTCCATTCGATTGACCGCTTGGGAACTCAGCGCCTGCTGCAAGCAAGACAACTCATTATTTGTGGTTGCATTGGCCCAAGTTTCTGAGGTGCTGTACGCGTAAGAGCTAGAACCTGTGTTGTATTCTAGTATTCGTCTGGCAGGAGACGTGCCAGTATTCTCAGACAGAATAATGTACATCTTCGTACCCGTAGAGTTAAAATTGACTCCGGCTGGAAAGTAAGTAACCGCACCGCCACCTGACATAGTAGTCACATAAGTTCTGACATACGTAATTGTTGAGGTTAAATCCCAAGCAGAACTTAATGTAAAACTACTAACGCCTTTGCTGGGCGCCCAATGTGCTACAAAAAATTTAGTCCCGTCTGAATTAAAATAGAGGCCTCGTGAGGCAAGTGACACAGTCGGAACTGTTACAGTGGCGTTAAGCGTCGCAGAAGATAAATCCCACGCAGAGGACATAGTAAATTGTTTCAATCCCCCCGACCCATCTACACTGTAAAGTTTTGTGCCATCAGATTTCATATACAAGTCTTCAGGGGAATGACCCAAAGTCATAGTTACACTGTTGTAAGAAGCACTTGAAATATCCCAATTAGTCGAAAGGTCTAACTGGTACAATGTTCCCCCACTTATATTTACAATGTAAGCTTTGCTTCCATCGGATTTTAGAAATAGCCCTCTGGGCGCGTTCGTTGTGCTAAAAGAAAAAGATCTCCCATACGATAAAGTGCTTAGATCAAATGCGGTGGATAAATCGTATTCGTAAATAGTTTTTTGTTGTTGCCCACCAACCCAGACCTTCGTACCATCTGGCTTGAAGTGAAGGTACTGATAACCTTCACTTTGATTCAATAAACCAGATATCGTCGAGTAAGACGCGCTAGATAGGTCATATCCTGAGCTTGTAAGAGTACCTTGGTCGTTGTTGTATTGCCATGTGCCCGAATTATTTTTGGCAATTTTGCGAACACCCTCAGTGCCTTTGTTGATCAACCAAGTTGTTCTTCCGTCCGTTGAAACAGCGTAATGCGCCGTACCATTGCCTAGAGTTTCGTCAGCCGTCATGGAATTTATATCGCTCCAATACTGAGAATCTATTTGACCACCAGCGTTACTTACAGAAGGAAAATATTGTGCAGTCGGAATAGAAGACCCTGTTCCTGAAATACTCAAACCAGACCCATCTGAATTTGCGACCACTCCCCTCAGTGTCCAAGACCCTGACGCTATGACATTCGTGTTAGTAAAATTAGTCTGAAGGTCGTAGGCACCCCCTGTTGATGTGATGATTGCGCTGCCACCATTCCCCGCAACAGTTTTGCCCACATCGCTCGCCGCAAAAGATCCAGACGATAGCGTAAATGTGCCGTCTGCTGAAGCATTTGAAGGCGTGAGTGAAACGCCAGAATAATTACCTGACTCATCCAGCAAATCATAGTTGGAACCAGTGCTGTTTACATCCCAATTACCTTTTGAAGAAACGCCAACCTGTGGCACTTCTTTAAAAACACTGACCATTGGCACAGGACTTACTGCACTACTAAGGGTGATTGTAGCTTCTTCATTTTGTACAAAAGTTTTTGTGAGTGTGCCTTGGTTGGACACGCCGCCACCGCTTGCTTGATCGACAAATGATAGCTCGCCATTGCCAGCAGTTGATAATACTTGGCCATTTGTGCCATCAGACGTCGGCAGAGTGAAGGTGTCAGCAAAGTCAACAAGCTCTTGTAAATCTGCAGTAGCAGGCGTCAGGAACACTTTGGCACTGCCTGACAAATCGAGCAAAGCGCCAGTAGAGGAACTGCCTAGAGTGCGCGTTAACGTTGTGCCAGAGTGTGTGTATGTTCCGCTTGATATTTCGTATGCGCTGCCATCAACTATGGCAAAGCGAACAGTCTCGCCGTTGAGGCTCGAAGGAACAGCAGCAAAGCCTGTTTCAGCCGCACCAAGCGTAATAGTGCCCGTCCCAGTTGTTGCTGTTGACACTTTGACTCTATCTGCAAATTTAGCCATGACTCTACCTCAAGGTTTAATGGGCCAGTCTTCGTCTGCCAAGTTGGGCCAAGCGTCTTGATCTGGCAGGTTTCTGAGCTCGGACCTGTAGACTGCCCATTCAGTTTTTTTGTCATTTGTCAGAGGACTGTCATTCATTTGCGTCCAGTCTGTATCATCAAGCAGCTTGTTTCTTGAGATGCGATGTCTGGCGGCTGCCTCTGCGTCAAGGGTTGCCTTGTATGCTGCCTCTTGTTCAGCTTTTGTGCCAAGCTCTGCGTCGTCAAAAAACATGTCACGAGCAATATACTTCTCAACCCAATTCCCATTTGAATCTTGCTCTACACCATTTCGTACAGATACCTGATATGCTGTTGTAGTAGCGCTAGGCGATTGAAAAACAGGATCAATGTTGAGTGCATCAAACACACTACTATTCCATACACGCGGGAGAGACATATTAGGATGCGCAGCTTTCAACTCAGACTGAGTTTTTACCTCACCTGTTGTACGATTCCTATACTCGGTCATTTTTAAAAATCTCCTGTGTAGTTTTTTGTTATGCTGCTACCGCATAGAAAATAAATGTTTCACCATTTTTGTTCATATGTACGTCTGCTGAAGTGGGGATGCTAAAACCTGATGAAAGAGGGTCTATCTGATCTGTCGATGACACTTGTGTATCAGTATCATTAAAATGTAACTCAGCATCATTACCCACAACTAGTCCACGGGATGTATCAAAGACCATCCAATCCCCGGAAGCGGTTGCACATTTAATTAAAACAAGTTTAGCAGAATTACTAAATCCACAGTCAATATTTTGAACGGAACTACCGCCATTACCTGTGTAACTTCCTACCTTACTTACACCTGTGGCTGTAGCAAAAAGATAGGCCGTGTAAATCCCATTTGAATTATTTACTGTGTTATAAGAAGTCTTTACTGTAAAGTGTGTGCTAGAAGGTGTTTCAAAAATACCTAAATCCTCTTGTGCTGAACTGCTGTTTATTTTAAGAACACCATCAACTCCACCTGCTCCATAAACATCCTTGTGATAGACTGACCAGTCAGCGCCAACATCTTTACGCTTTACCCAAATCATTTCCGGTGCAACACCCAAATTGTGACTTATATTGTTAGTTGACCCAGTACCCGAATAAGAACCTACTACATCAAAATAGCCGGGAGCGCGTGCCCACAGCCAACCGTAACCATCATTAGAAACTAATCCTGTTGTACCAAGACCATTTTGATGATCCCACGTCACATACTGGTTATTATCCTCTCGATAAGATGAGTTTGCAGAAAACTCTTTTGGACCTTGAAGCCTAGACCCTACTCTAAATGAACTTCCAGAAGTTACAGGTGGCCTCCACCAAGCAAAATCCGCCGCAAAACTTGAATCAAGCAAAGGCGCTGTAGATTCACTGCTGGTCTTCGTATCGATAGCAAAACAACTAGATGCTGATTCTGGTGTAGCCATTGGACCACGGCGGATTGTTATGTAGATGTAGGTGTCACCGTTATTGTTAGCGTTGGCCCCAGTTAGGGTAAAACCTGTTGAAGTAAAATGACCTATCTCATCCGTTTGTTCTGCCGCAGAGGTATTCCATGCTAAAGAATCGTCAGGGTTTCCATCTATAGTCACGGCTCTCATGTTGTCCATAACGATCCAATTCGCTGTACCACTAGATTTCTTGATCATTATAAAAGATGGTTCAAAACCAAACGTTAATGCTTGATCTGTGTTTGGATCGCCAGCAGAATTACCAGTATAACTCCCACACTTAATTATATCTTGATCTGCACTTTCTCCATAGTCACCATCATTATTGTTGTGCCCAAATATGTATGCAACGTAATCATACCCGTTACTATTTGTTATCCCGTTCACCGTGAATGCGCTGCTCGTCGGTGCTGTATCGCCCCAGTCTGGGCGTGTATATGCCTGAATTGAGCTTTCTAAAAATAAAGTTTTTGTTTCGCCAATTCCACGATGATAACAATACCAGCTGTCAGTTCCGTTAGTTCTTTTTACAAAGATTGCACCAACCGTGCCATTAATGTTATGACTTATACTC